GTTAAACCCCGCCCCCAGTCATTCTTACACAAAAGTTAATTTTTGAAACATTGCATAAGGTGCTAAAATATAGATAGTTATGGCAGAAACGGAATACAAAGTGCCTCGTGGCACACTGACACGAACCCGTCAGCTGATAGAGACGGTCATCGACAAGCTCCAAGAGACGGGGAGATACGAGGATGTGGATAGAGCAATGCTCGAGCTACTCACCTCCAGCTATGACAAGATGCTGAGAGCCGATGACACGCTCCGCAAGGAGGGCATGACGATCATCGGAGCAAGAGGCACCCGGCAGGAGCACCCCGCTTTCAAGATCTGGAAGTCAGCGCAGGCGGCCGCCTTTCAAATCCTCAGGGAGATGGGTGTGACGGTCGTGCGTCGGGAGCAGATGCCGGCACTCAAGAGCTCGGACGAGGAGGACGATCCGCTTAAGGCACTGATGCGCAAATGACATCTAAGTGGGAGCTATACGCACAAGGGGTGGAGGATGGGACCATCATCGCAGGCAGTCACATCCGTAACGCCGTGCGGAGGTACCGCCTATGGCAGGAGCGCAAGGATATCGAGTTTAGGCCTGAGCAGGTGGAGCGGGTGATCTCCTTTTTTGGGATCCTCCACCACTTTAAGGATGCAGCGGTGGGCAAGTCGTTTATCCTCGAGCCGTGGCAAGAGTTTCTCATCGCCTGCGTCTATGGCTGGTATTATCCGGACACTGATACACGTGTGGTCAATAACGCCTACATCGAGGTGGCTCGCAAAAATGGTAAGACCGCTTTTGCGGCCGGTCTGTGTATGTACCACTTGGTGGCTGATGGTGTGGCTGGTGCGGAGGTGGACTTGGTTGCCAACTCAAGAGAGCAGGCGAGCATCGCATTTGACTTTGCGAGCCACTACGCTAAGCAGCTCAACACCGAGCGTAAGCAGTACTTTCGGACACTCCGGAAAGAGATATTTTTTGACGACACATCGAGCAAGCTCAATGTCTTTGCCAGCGACGCCAGCCGTCTGGACGGATTTAATGCCTCGATGTATCTGTATGACGAGTATCACGCCGCCAAGGACACCAAGCTTAGGGATGTGCTCCAATCCTCGCAGGCCAACCGCCAGAACCCGCTGGAGGTGATCATCACTACCGCAGGATTTGATAAGGGAGGTCCCTGCTACTCCTATCGTGAGACGGTGCTGGAGGTAATGAGGGGGTCTCTACAGGATGACACCCTCTGGGGGTTTGTCTACTCAATGGATGACGGGGATGAGTGGGAGGATGAGCGCAATTGGGTCAAGTGCAACCCAAATATGGGGGTGTCCGTTAACCCTCGCTTTTTGCGCACTCAGGCTCGCAAGGCAAGCACCGACAGCTCCAGCGAGGTAGGCATCCGGACTAAGACATTTAACCAATGGATGGACAGTGCCGAGACGTGGATCCCGAGCCGCTACACGGATGCCGCTACGAGTGGCAAGCTCTCAATCTCGGAGGTTTACGATGCCTACTCAGACGTACTATTTGGCGGGGTGGATCTATCAGCCACGAGGGACCTTACAGCGTTTGCTACTATGCTTGCCAAGGGTGACCATTACTACTTTTGGATCCGCTATTACCTACCGGCTGAGACCGTGGAGACCTCACCGCTCCGAGAGCGTTACAAGGCGTGGCAGCGGTCGGGACATCTGCAAGTTACACCTGGCAATGTGGTGGACTATGATTACATACTTGCAGACATCAAGGCAACGGCTGAGGAGCGTCAGTACTATTGGATCGGTTACGACAAGTGGAATGCCACTCAGTTTGTGATTAACGCCACTCAGGAGGGGCTACCTATGCGCCCGTACTCGCAGAATATCGGATCATTTAACGCTCCAACTAAGGCACTGGAGCGGCTGATCATGCAGGGTAATGTCACCTTTGACGACAACCCAATTACCCGCTTTTGCTTCGCCAACGTCCAACTCCGACAGGACTTTAACGGCAACCAAAAGCCGGACAAGAGTAAGGCAGACAATAAGATTGATGGCATTATCGCCGCACTCGAGGCGTTAGGTGTCTACTTAGAGAGCGGAAAAGGTTAAAGATTATTATACTTTAGCGCACAATAGTTAAATAGCGCTATAATAGGGCGATTTGTCTGACAAATCGGATGAGTAGTGTAGAGGCTCGCACGTGAGCGACCTCTGCACTACTCGCTTATTTATGGCACTACTTGACAACATCAGGCGTGCACTGGGACTCAAGACCAAGCAGGCACCACAGGGAGGGAGCATTACCTACAACGTCGCATCAATGATTGACGGCGTGGGTAAGGCTGATGCCATGGGACTGTCCGCAGTGTACGCTTGCATTAATATACTCAGCGATAACGTCGCTAAGCTCCCGCTGGAGCCATACGTCTACGACGTGCAGACAGACAGCAGGGTTAAGGCTGTCACCGGTCGATTTGCCGATGTCTACAACCTCCTCTGTTATGAGCCTAATGCAAACGTCACGAGGTATGACCTCCTTAAGGCTCTGATGGTGGACTGCCTGACTACAGGCAACGGCTACATACACATACGTCAGCGTGACGATAGAGGTATAGCATCTGAGCTGGTAAGGTGGTCACCTAATGATGTCTCCATAGTTACAGGGGAGGATCGCAACACGATCAAGGAGTACTACAACGTACGTCTCGGTGTGGTGGCTGAAGCCTCAGACGTTATCCACGTGCGCAACTTTCCAGGGGAGGATGCGCTGGGGGTCTCCACCCTCTCATACGCACGGCGCACCCTCGGCATCTCTGTGGCATCGGAGCGGCAGGTGGAGAGCGTCCTACAGCGTGGGGGTACCAACCTCGGCATATTAGTCAGCAAGTCTCCCGCACTCACCACACAGCAGCGGGATGAGATCCACCGAGAGTGGGCCGCCAATTTTGACTCTCGATATACCAACTCAGGATCCAACGTGGCGGTACTCAGCTCGGATCTGAGTTACCAAAACATATCCATTTCCCCCGAGGACGCTCAGCTCCTACAGACACGAGAGTTTAACGTCCCGGAGATATGCCGATTTTTTAACGTGCCACCGACCATGATCCACGACCTATCCAAGTCGAGCTACAGCACCGTGGAGGCGGCACACCTTGCCTTTCTGACGGACACCCTCAGCCCACACCTCACCAAGATAGAGCTGGAGTTTAGGCGCAAGATATTCCCATCGCAGATCCGCCGTGATATGTCGGTGGAGTTTGACACCTCCGAGCTGAGCCGCGGAGATAATGCCTCTCAGGCTAACCTCTACCATACCCTTACTGTCATCGGTGCGATGACCCCCAACGAGGTACGAGCCAAGTACAATCTCTCGCCAATCAACGGAGGGGATGAGACCTACATACAGAGCAACATGACAACATTAAGCAACATACACAACAATGGACAAGAGCAATAACATAGAGCGCCGCTACGTGGCGGAGGTGCGCAAGGCGGAGGATGATCCTGAGAGCAGACGCGTTTCGGGTTATGCGGCCGTCTTTGGGAGCTCCTCGCTCCCTCTCATGGACTGGGACCACGGCGAGTTTGAGGAGGTAATAGACCGCAATGCCTTTGAGGGCGTTATTGAGCAGTCGGATGTCTTTGCCGTGCTCAATCACGACAACAGCCGAGGGGTCCTCGGCAGATCGGTCAATGGCACCGGCTCCCTATCTCTCTCAGTGGATGACCACGGACTACGTTACGAGTTTGACGCTCCACGCACCGCCCTCGGTGATGAGCTACTGGAGGGGCTGAGACGTGGAGATATCACCGCCTCGAGCTTTGCCTTTTCGGTGCAGGATGAGCGGTGGGAGGAGCAGGAGGACAAGACCTATAAGCGCACGATACTCAAGATAGGACGGCTCTACGATGTATCACCGGTATACAATCCGGCATACCCCGATACCTCAGTGGCACAGCGGTCATTAGACGAGACACTACATAACACAACTAACAATAACACAATCACTTACAACAATTTCACATTATGAACATCAAGGACATGACCAAGGCAGATCTGCTCGAGCAGAGATCTGCCAACCTCGAGGAGAGGTCTAAGATCACCAACGGAGGCAAGGGCGACACCACCCTCACCGCCGAGCAGGTAAGCAGGCTGGAGGAGATCCGCTCCTCTAATGCACTCATTGAAGCGGAGCTGGACCGCCGAGCAGAGGAGGAGGCTAAGGCACTCCGTAACGCTCAGCCCTCCAAGCCTCGCAAGCAGGCGACCATGACGCAGGTGCTCCGTGCCCTCGCCGGTATGGGAGACCGCACGGATGAGGTAGAGGAGGTACTCCAGCGTGGACGCGAGCAGATGGCTGGCGTCCGTGGCGTAAGCTGCGACGGTGTGGCACTGCCTATTGACTTCCGAGCCGCTGGCACCGCTACCGTTATGGCGACCAAGGAGCCGGGCAAGTCTCTTGTAGGCGAGCAGGCATACCTCCTTGAGGCGGACACTCAGGATCTGGTATTTTCCAAGGCTGGAGCCAACATCATTACCGGTCTGACAGATAACCTCAAGATCGCCGAGGATGACCTCCCTCAGGCAGTCTGGGAGGATGAGGTCGCTCCGATCAAGGAGGCGGAGATGACAGGCAAGACACAGACCCTTGCACCTAAGCGTCTCGGCATCGTGGTGTCAGTCTCCAAGCAGATGCTGGTACAGGACACTGTAGGCATCAACCGCTGGCTGTCTGATCTGATGGTTGCTAAGATCTACGAGTCTCTGGAGCAGGCTTTCCTGTCCTCCACCTCTGTAACCAAGGCTCCTAAGTCTCTGTTTGACGCCAGCGCATACCCCGGCATTAAGAGCATTGGCGCATCCGAGGCTGTCTCTTATGCGGGACTGGTTAAGATGCAGGCTATCCTCGCTGGTAACAATGAGCTCAAGGGACGGCTGGGTTACATCGGCACCCCGATCCTCCAGACGACGCTTAAGACGGTACCCCGCGACCCCAAGCAGTCACTCGGCTTTGTGCTTAATGACGGTGACGGTATGGTAGCCGGCTACCCGATCTACTCAACCTCTCTTGCCACCGCTGAGAGTGGGGAGAACGTCCTCTTTGGTAACTGGGCGAACCTCATGATCGGACAGTGGGGCGCACTCGACCTCACCGTAGACCCCTACACTCTTGCCGATCAGGGCAAGGTGCGCATGGTGATCAACTCCTACTGGGATGGCGCACCCATCAAGCAGGGAGCCTTTGCTAAGGCGAGCATGACGCTCGACGCATCCACCACCTCAACGAACGGTAAGTGATGACTATCACGCTATCAGACGCCAAGCACCACCTCAATATCGAGGAGGAGTACACCGGTGACGACCGCTATATCGAGACCCTGATCAAGGGTGCCACCGCCGCTGTGGCCGCTATGGCTCAGCGGGACATGGACGCACTCACGGAGGAGGAGAGCGATATAGCCCGTCAGGCGGTGCTCCTCATCGTGGGGGAGTGGTATATGCAGCGGGAGGATAGCGTGGTAGGTGCTGCGGTCAATCGCATACCTAACGGTGTGGAGCGACTGGTCCACGCTATTAAGTCCTACTCAGACAGACGCTGATCATGCAGGCCGGGAGATTACTCTATCCGATTAAGATCCACCGACGAACGAGCGAGCGGGATAGGTTTGGCGGGGTGCGGGAGACCTACACTCCAGACCCTGCCACCTATCGCGCCGCCATACGTCGGCGGTCTGCTGATGAGGTCATCGACGGCAAGGAGGCATTTGGTGCCGTCTGCATCACGCTGGAGCTGCACTATCATGTAACACTGGACATCACGGACAGGGTCGAGCATGACAAGCACCTCTACAACGTGGTTGCCGTGGAGCGGGACCGCATGCTGAGACGCACCATCGTAACGGCTAAGCTGATCAATGACTGACAAGGCTACCATAGACACCACAGGGGCGCAGGAGCTGCTCGAGCAGCTCAAGCCTGAGCATTACAAGAGTGTAATCAGGTCGACGCTTAACAAGCAGTCTCGTAAGCTCCTCAAGGCGACCCGAGCCAATTTTATGCACCTCGAGGGGATCAAGGGCGATCGTGCCAAGCGATCCCTCACCGGGATGGGTAAGGATAAGGTCGGTGGGAGTAAGACGTATGTCAATGGACGCAACCCTAAGGCAGTGGTGTCTCTCCGTGGACGGCGGACTGACTTCCGTGCGCTCTTTTTTGAGCGAGGGACCAAGGATCGCTACTCCAAGTCTCGACATGGCAAGTCTGCCTATCGTGGACGCATCGAGGGAGGTCACTACTTCGAGCGGGCGCAACAGCAGACCGAGAGCAGCATTTTCCGAGAGATGGAGGCTGATCTGATACAGATTATCAATCGCAAGGTCAAGAGTTACACCAAATGACTACGACACTATCAGCAGGCATTGCCGTCAGTGAGATCCTACAGGCGGTCGCACCGGACAAGGTGTACCCGCTCTATGCGGATTTTGAGACGGTCAAGCCCTGCATTGTCTATCAGCGTGAGGGGATAGAGGTAGAGCGGGACAAGGACGGCACCTCGGATGAGGTGTGTCGCATGTCGGTCTACGTCATCACCTCCAACTACTCTGAGGGTGTGGAGCTGGCAGAGCAGACACGCCGAGCCCTCGAGGGGGCAAGCGTGGCGGTGCTGTCCAAGTACAACCTCAGTGAGATCGCTTTTGCCGGTGCGGATGAGTACACCGAGAGCGGTACAAGCACCTACATACAGCAGTTATACATAACACTATCAAGATACAACTAACATCATGGCAAGGATTAAGGGACGTAATCTCAACATCTTTTTGTCCACCGCAAGTGGGGGAGCGGGTAAGGCTATCGCCTATGCCACCTCCTCATCGCTGGAGGTGAGCAAGCAGACTGAGACTACCATCGACAAGGACAGCTCCACCGTGGGGATCCTCGAGACCACCAAGGATGAGTGGACGATGTCCACCGAGAACATAGTAGCAGACGATATGAGCAACGCAACGGAGATCATTGACGCTCTACTGAGTGACACGCTCCTGACTGTATCGTTTGCACTTGTGGGAAATCCCAACCCCGACGGGGTGGAGGATGCCTCCAAGTGGACTCAGGGGTCAGCCGGCTACACCGGTCAGTGCAAGTGCACACAGGCAAGTATTAACGCACCTGCGGAGGGCAAGGCTACCATCTCGGCAACCTTTACCGGCTCGGGTGCGCTCAAGCCGGTAGGATCTGCCGGCTAAGTCACTGAGAGTCGGAGCCATACTTTTGTTTCACTTTAGATAGAAAATAAGTTTTGGTTGTTTTTGCTTGCAGGCTTTGACTCTCACAGGGGTAGCGAGTGTGACAGCTCGCTACCTCACTACTAACCAATAATTACCACAGATATGAGGATATACGACACAGAGATCCGCTACTCGCTCCGTATGCAGGTAGCCTACGAGCAGATCACAGGCCACGCCTACACCGGCAGCCATCCCGTCACCGACAGCACCACCCTACTCTACTGCGCCCTCGTGACGGCTAAGGAATCCCCTGAGGGGCTGACGTATGACGGCCTGCTGGAGTGGCTGGATGAGCACCCCGTGGAGCTGGTGCGCTTTGGCGACTGGCTGAGGGGTGAGAGCGAGCGGGTGCGCCTACTCACCTCCGCCACCTCGGAGGAGGGGGAGGACAAAAAAAAAGACTGACCTACACGCAGGTAGCGCAGGTGCTGATCTCCAACGGGCTCCCTCCGAGCTACGTACTACAGGATATGGCACTCTGGGAGGTCCCCCTGCTGGTGGAGGGGCTTAAGTACCAGGGGATCTACCTGCGGGAGGGACAGCGGTTGCAAGCGTGGGCAAGTCTTGCCCCATGGAGCAAGGGGGATCACACCCCCGAGGATATTGTCCGCTATCCGTGGGATGAGGAGCCTGTGGAGGAGCCAACACTTACCAAGGAGGAGATCAAGGAACAACAGGATAAGATAAGAGAGCTAATTAATCATGGCACAGAGTGATATTTTCGTACGGCTCGCACTAAAAAACAGCGAGTTTGACAGGCAGATCAATGACGCCAAGAGACAACTACAGATGTTTCAGGCACTCGGCGGGGCGGTCAAGAGCTTTCTCGGAGGGCTGGCGACCGGCATCGGCGGTGCCATGACGGCAGTAGAGGGATTTAACCGGACGATCGAGGCCACACAGACCACAACGGACGACTTCCATCGGTCGCTGGAGGGAGCGCGGGGCGGTGTAGACTCATTCTTTCGCACCCTCAGCAATGGCGACTGGTCAAGCTTTATGACCGGTTTGCTCAACTCTATTGCTAAGGCTCGGGAGCTCTACGACGTCCTCGACAAGCTGGGAGACATGTCGGATAGTAATTCCGTCTTTTGGGCACGTGCTGACCTCGAGATGAAAAAGGCTAAGGCCATCATCGGCGACAAGTCGGGGCAGTACACAAAAGAGCAGAAGCTTGAGGCACAAAATGTCATTAACGACATCATCAAGGAGGGACACGAGAGAGCAAAACGGACGGCAGAGGAGAGCAACAATGCAGCGCGCCTAAAGTTCTCGGAGGTGGTCGGTGGTATTACTTCTAAGACCGGCGACCTGGAGGCTGATAGAGCCCTGAGGAGCATACAGGGCAACATTGAGAAGATGGCAAACCTCAATAACAAGTATATGCTCGATGTGCAGGGGCATGCGCCAGACACCGGACACGAGAAAACCTTTGAAGAGCTCGACAAGCTCTACAGCGAGAATGTACAAAAGGGATCGCGTGAGGTCATACAAGCGGCTACAGCGAAAGGTGGTGTGAGCGGTGGATCATATAACATCATTGACGCATTTAAGAACATTGGGGACCTCAATAAGGCTATATCTGAAGGAGCCCCCGACTGGGGCAAGATGGAGGATGAGATCATTAAGCGAGACCCTGAGGGATATATACTGTGGCGAGCCAATAAGGACATCAATGACAAAGAGCGTGGAGAGATAAGAGACCAGATGCTCAATGCCGAGAGGAACAAGTCAAAGGCTTGGGATCTCGAGCAGCAGAATAATAGGAATGAGAGCAAGATCCAGTCCCTGCTCGATGGTACGGGTGGAGCAAAGAAGCAGGCACTGACGATGATGCAGGCACTGCGCAAGGAGATCAGCGACCTCGAGGAGCAGCTCTACACCGCACCGGCTAACGTGGCGGACAACCTCAGGGAGCAGATCAAGGAGCTTAAGGCTAAAGAGTGGAGGATCAAGCTCCGAGCCGACCTCTCCACCGCCGAGCTCGAGGAGCTGGAGCAGACCACCGTCACCAAGCTGAGAGACAATCCCCTCAGTATAGGTGTCACCCCTACCATCTCCGAGCGTATGGAGGTGCGCCAAAAGCTACAGGAGGAGATCGGCGACATCGAGGTCAAGATCAGGACAACCACCGACCCCACGGAGATACAGCGGCTGCGGGGCGAGCTCAGCACCAAGCAGGGGCAGGTCGACACCCTTGACAGTCTGGACGGGCTTAAGCTCCCCACGCTACAGGAGACAGCCAAGCAGATAGCCGAGAGCAAGCAGTCCATCACGGGTGACAACCTACAGCTGATAGACAGTTTTTCCGCCCTCGCCACCTCTGTGGCGGCGGTGGGGAGTGCAGCCGACAGCTCAGCGGGGCGGATGGCTCAGTGGGTGGCAGGCGTGGCAAGCTCCATCGGTCGGGCCATCCCCGCCATTACCGCTGTCT